CCCACTTAGCATAGGGAATGCTTTGAGTGGGATTGTGAAGAGGTTGAATCCCAAGCGGCTACCACACACGCCAGAGGCTAGGGATGCTGAGGAGCAAATCCTTGATGTCCTTATTGATGGCGTGAGAGCCGCCCCCCCATCAGAATCCGGGTGCAAAGAGGGTATCAATGGCCTCTTGGAGAGGGCGCAAGACCATGTCCGATCAGAATGGTCCCAGGATCAGAAGGATGCTTATCTTGGGGCCGTTGAGGATGTGATCTCGTGGTCTGATGCGGGCGCTGAGGTCCTCAGCAAGAATGTCCGTCTCCATTTGGTCCGAGCTTTTAAGGTCTTCATCAAAGCTGAGACTTATCCTGCAGATGCGATCAAACCTGTCCGGTACATTGTGGCTCCTGGGCACTATATTCGCGGTCTGATGTGGGCCCTTACGTATTGGGGATCCGAAAGGTTCATCAGTGCGTGGAGGGCTCACTTGGTGAAAGGTGAGTCTGCAGAGTGAATAAAGGCTAAGCTGACTTCCTGCTTCGCGGGGTTTTCGAGAATCCTGGAGGTAGATTACTCGTCCTTTGAAAGTCAGATTGATGTAGAACGCAGGTGGAGAGAAATGAAGGTGATGGCAGTCGGTACTCCACAGAGACTTCTGCCAGGCCTGGAGGCCATGTACACAGCCCTCACTGAGGCGGGGCACTCCCTCCAAGGCCAGTTCTTCGATGTTGAGGCGATGGTGATGCGTTTTTCCGGTGAGGCGGCAACGTCAATCGGGAACGCAATAAACCAGACCACGATGTCGATGGGCTTCATTTGTCGTTGTGCGGCGAGTATGACGGGTGAGTCAGTGTCTGAGACCTTCCGGGGTTGGAAACTTCCCTGGTTGGTCGAAGGCGATGACGGCATCTTCTCGCTGCCGGAATGGGTGCAGATGGGGGAGATGTGCAAATGCGTGAAGGAGGCCGGTGTGAAGATCGTTGAAGAGTTGGTTGAACGGTTTGATCAGGCTAACTTCTGTGGCTGCACTCTTACCCTGTCCGGGGAAGTCATCAAAGACCCGATGGAGGTGCTTTCCCGTATGACATCACTCTTTCGGCCGGACAGCACCAGTCGGAAATGGGATCTGGAATTACAGGTTGCCAAGGTCATGGGCTACCTACACCAGTTCCCTGGTCTTCCGCTGGTGCAAGCGTTCGGTGAGGCCATTCTCAGGAAGTACAAAGCCATTGTTGCCAGTGTCAAGTGGGACCTGGAACACCCTGAGAGTGCCAGTCATGCTGGTGCAAGATACCTTCGCTCCCTTTGGTTGAGGGGTGGGGAGGTTGAGCGCCAAGTGATTGGGCAGCTTGGCAATGTGGGTGCTAAAGTGAGTGATGAGATGAGAGCCATCATTTGCCGTATGCATCCAGCTCTGACAGCTGCGCAGCAGATGAAGTGCGAGGAGGAGTTGGTCCGCGGTGTCGAAAGCACCGCGATGGAGACCCCGTTGAGTGTTCCCCCGCCCATCAAGTGCCCCGTCCTTTCGAGGTTGTGGGCTGAGATGAAAGCGGTGAAGCGTCAAACGACGGAGTACGTGGAGGGTCGGCGGGCTGCAGCTGAGAGGATCTGCAAGTCACTCAAGGAGAAGAGTGAGCTTGCAGCACTCGCGGCTAAGGCTCCCGGCCTGACATGTCTCCGCCGTGTCTCCCTGGGTTTGAATGTGTTGGCTGGTGGTTTCGCTGTTGTTGTTGGGGCATTGAGCTTGTTGTCGTCGTTTTGGTACTTGCTCCTCGTCCCGGCAGTGATGGGTGGGGCCATCATGCTGTCACTCTTGTTCTCAGGGGTCTTGAGCTTCTTTTACG